AGCAGTTACATCACCGTTTGAAGTTGAAGCAAATCCTGGGATACTTTCCAAGATAGTAGCAACTGTAGGAGAAACTACGCAGAAGTTTGCACCACCACGCAAGGTTCTTTGGTGAATAATGTTACTTAATTTTTGCATTTTAGTTCCCAAAGTTTGGAACCACTGTCCTTGTGTATTGTAGTATCCACCGGCAGCAACTGACAAACCAGTGAAGGCAGTGTTAGAAGCGTTGATGAATTCGTTAGAAACAGCAGACCAGTACTCAGTTCCTGCAGCAGCAGAAGAGATCAACATGTCTAAAATCTCAAGATCAATTTCTAAAGAAATATACTCAGACATTACAGCAGTCAATTCAGCTTCAGCATCCAATGAATGGTAAGCATTCAAATCCTGTGCAAATTCAGGAGTCCATTGTGCTTTCAATTTCTTGGTTTTAGCAACAATGGCTTCAGATCTCATTTGAACGTTGATCTGAGGGATAACAATCTCAGATGGAGATTCACTGTTTGGAACAGCGTAAGATGCACCAGCTTCGAAATCACCTCTTGCATTGTCTTTAGTCAATTTGTTAAATTCAAGAAGACCAAGACCACCTTGAGATGCAGGGATAGTTGTAGAACCAGTATGGAAGAACAAAATGTTTCCGCCAGACAATACTGTAAACTCTTGTAATAAAGTAGCAACTGTTAAACTACCGCTTGTATAAAGGAAGCCACGAACTGCTAAAGGATCAAAATCAGAACCTAAAGAAGATGTTGGAACAGTAACTTTGTAGATTCTGTTACCAGCAACAGAAGCTGAATATTCAGAGCTAAAGTTTAATTCTGTAAAAGAAGCAGTGGTGATTAAAGCATTACCTGCAGTAACGACTGGAGGAACACCGCCGTTAGCAGATCCTGTAGTAGCAACAGAAGATGAGAATTGGTTAGTAGAGTATGTGAATCTACCTGCACCGTATAAAGCACCGTTTGAGGTGTTACCGAAGTTAGCAGAAGATTGACCATACATAGAATCACCAGAGGTGAAAGGGTTCTTGTTAGTGCCATATTGGAAATCCAAGAAGAATACAAGACCGGAAGGTAAGTTCATTGGTTGAACTGAAACGAATTCCTTCGCAGCAATTTGACCAAATACTTTACGTACCAAAGGTAATGCAATACCAGCCCACTGTTCACCCGTACCTGCGGTAAAAGATGCTCCAGTTCCTGTTTGAGATTGCTCGATAACCAACTGTTTAGCTTGGTTTTCAAGAATCATAGACATGTTATTTTTTTCAGTTTCGTTACCGATGCCTCCTAAAAGGCCAGTAGCTCCCCATTTTTTTGACAATCGAGCAGCGTCAGATTGCAAAGACTGCCAGGGGTTAGCAGATTCTAGTAAATTTTGTACGTTTGACATTTTTTTTTAATGTGTTTTGTTTTATTTTAAGCCTGCAAGTTTTTGAAACCTTTCTACCATTGCACTAGTTTCCATCACAGGCTGTTTGTTTGATGTACCACTAATTGTTTTAGATGCAAATGATCTGTTTTCTTTTACCAACTCTTTTTTGCTTGACTTGTTCAAGTTAGAGCTTAGAGTTTCATAAACTAACTTAGTTTCTTTCACTGTTTCAGCATTATCGAATGCAGTAAGTATCTGTACTTTTTGTGCTTCTGATAAGTTCTTAGCTTTAAAAATTTTGTTAGTGTAAAGTAATTTAGAATTAAGAAGATTAATTTCATGTAATTCTGATCTCAGTGTGTTGATTACGTTGAGAGCTTCTTCGAGTTCAGTTTCTTCTGTCATAGCAGATCCTGCAGATCCAACGGCTTTGCCTTTGTCACCATATTGACCTCCATAAGCTTTCCCGCCTTCTCCTTTAACAGCTGCGACTGCCATCTTAGCTGCTTCTTCAGGTGATTTACCACTCTTAGTAAATTCCTCAGCTTTCTTAGCAATTTCAGCTTTTTCGTCAGCTGATGCTTTTGCCCAAGCACCACCCATAATAGATCCAATAAGTCCTAGAGTTGCAAGGATTGCAGTAGTCATTACGATCTCGTTAACTGGTTTTTTGTTTTCCATCATTGATTGTTCCTCTGTCTTACCTTTCATTTTTGCTACCATTGCTTGAACTGCAGTAGTTAGTGCTGCACCGGCACCTACACCTGCTGCTCCTAAACCAACAATAATTGCTTTTGCAGCATTTGCATTATCGACAATTCCAGAATCAGATAACATAGTGATAAGGTCTGTCATCATTTGAGATTCTCTCAAATTTTCAGATGTCTTACCTTTCATCTTCTTCACCATTGCTTGAACTGCAGTGGCTAATGCTGCACCGGCTCCAACGCCAGCAGCACCTAAACCAACAATAATTGCTTTAGCTGCATTTGCATTGTCTACAATACCCGCATCAGATAACATAGTGATAAGGTCTGTCACTGTTTGACTTTCCATCATCATTTCATCTTCTGCACCTGCTTCATCTTCCATGCCTTCGTGTCCTCCTTCAAGTTCACCGGCAGCAATCATTTCGTCTACCACTTTACCAATGAAAGATTCCAAATCTTCAGCAGTCATGTTGTCGAAATCTAACTCTTCATCTTCTTCTTCATCTTCTTCAGCATCCTCTAAGTCGTCAGCAGCATCTTCTAAATCTTCTTCAGATTCTTCTGCATCTTCGCCTTCAAGTTCTCTTAAGAGTTCTTCTAAGTCGATGTCTTCTTCGTCGTGAGCAACTTCTGCAACTTCTTTTCTGCCGTGTCGCTTAGTGTTGTGCATTGATTCCTCTGCTACGTAGTCGTTTTCTTCTTCCATACTTGCTAATTTTTGTTCTAGCATTGATTTTAAATGTGGTGTAAAGGCTTCCTCTAATGCAGCTTTTGCATTAGTAATAGCAACCTCCTTAACCGCTTTTGCATCCGCAATCGCTTCTTTTAATAAATCTCTGTTTGTCATTTTTTTCCTAATAATAATTTTTGTTTGGGAAGTACGCTTACTGTTAAGAGCGTAATAATTGTTCTGTAAAAATTGTAGTACCGTATTCAGAACCGGCACATATATTCATAAATAGAGCTATTTTACTAAAAAAAGAAAACCCTCTATTTTTTTTAGAGGGTCTTAAAAATTTTATTAGCAAAAAGTTTAGACTATTGGGCAATTACCGTGAGCACATAGAATCTCTCTGATAATATCGTTTGCTTTATTGTTATTCTTAATTGCTGTATTTAAACTTTCATTCAAAGGTGCCATCCAAGATCCTGGATTTGATGGTGTGGATACAAAATCCCAACATAGTAATTCAAAATCTTCTTGTACCTCTAATGTCTCTCCCATTTGTTTTACTGATCCCATCCCTCTTGAAGATACACCAACGGTGATACCGGAGTTGATCAAAGCTTGTAAAATGTTACCAGAAGGAGTTGGCAGGATTTCAATCTTACCCATAATATGATCACCGTTCCACCAAATGTCTTTGATATTGTGGCAAACGTTCTTAAGGTTAATAACAGAAGATTCCGGGTGATCTAATTCTCCGACTGCTCTATTAGTCTTAACAGAGTCCATATACTTATCGATTTCCCTATCCCAGATCTTCTTGCTGTAGTACCTACCGTTACCGTTCTTTACTTCGGCAGTTGCTAAGATACCTTCTACAAGCGGTAATCCACTCACACCCTTACCTTCAGAAAGGCTTAAGGGTTTTGGATTAAATGAGATAGTCTCAATAAGTAAGTTCTTGTTCATTATTAATAGCCCCTCTTTTTTAACACCCTTTTCATAGCCTGTTCCCAAACAGGTGCTTGAGCTTCATCAAGTACTTCTTCTCTATGTGCGGCTTGGGGTTTTGCTGTATGACCGGAAATTTTGCTAGCTAACTTATTTCTCTTAGCTTCATACATTTTCTTTGTTTTTTCAAATAAAGCAATATTTTTCTTGATTTCACCGATTGCTTTTTTATCAACCATGTCCTTCATATCATCACTTTCGGTCATAGTTAATCTGTTTTTCAGCTCTTCAATCTTTTCTTGAACTTTACCCATCTTGTATTCAAGAGCGGCAACTTCTCCTAATTTATCAATTTCGGCAAGGTGTTTGTCTATTGCTCTTTTCTTAGCTTCTGAAAGAGTGTGTTTATTTTCTGTCATATTCTTTTTGGATTTCTTGG